CGCGCACGCCTTACATGCGCGAGATCATGGACCGGCTGAGCCCCGGCGATCCCACGCAGCGGATCGTGTTCATGAAGGCCGCGCAGGTCGGTGCGACCGAGGCGGGCAACAACTGGATCGGCTTCGCGATCCACCAGGCGCCGGGCCCGATGCTGGCGGTCCAGCCGACGGTTGAACTGGCCAAGCGCAACTCGCGCCAGCGGATCGACCCGCTGATCGACGAGAGCCCGGAGCTGCGGGAGCGGGTGAAGCCCGCGCGATCCCGCGATGCGGGCAACACGATGCTGTCGAAGGAGTTCGCGGGCGGCATCCTGATCATGACGGGGGCGAACTCAGCGGTCGGGCTGCGCTCGACCCCGGCGCGCTACATCTTCCTCGACGAGGTTGATGCCTATCCGGCCTCGGCCGACGAGGAAGGCGATCCGGTCACGCTGGCGGAGGCCCGATCCCTGACCTTTGCCCATCGGCGCAAGGTGCTCCTGGTCTCGACGCCCACCATCCGGGGGCTAAGCCGGATCGAACGGGAATACGAGGCCTCCGACCAGCGCCGGTTCTTCGTGCCGTGCCCGCATTGCGGGGCGATGCAGTGGCTGAAGTTCGACCGGCTGCGCTGGCAGAAGGGGCGGCCGGAGACGGCGGAATATCACTGCGAGGGCTGTGATCAGCCCATCGCGGAACACCACAAGACGGCGATGCTGAAGGGCGGCGAATGGCGGGCGACAGCTACGGCCGCTGATCCGACAACGATCGGCTACCACCTCTCGGCGCTTTATTCGCCGGTGGGCTGGCTCAGCTGGTACCGCATTGCCCGCGGCTGGGAGGCGGCCCAAGGGTCGGACGAGGCGATCAAGGCGTTCCGCAACACCATCCTCGGCGAGACATGGGTCGAGACCGGGGAAGCGCCGGACTGGCAGCGGCTCTACGACCGCCGCGAGCGCTGGACATCCGGCACCGTGCCAGCGGGCGGGCTGTTCCTGACCGCCGGGGCCGACGTGCAGAAGGACCGGATCGAGGTCGATGTCTGGGCCTGGGGCCGTGGTCTGGAAAGCTGGCTGGTCGATCACGTCGTGATCGAGGGCGGGCCGGACCGGCATGACGCGTGGTCGGAACTGAGCGCGCTGCTGGACCGCTCCTGGCCGCATGAACGCGGGGCGCATCTGCGGATCGCGCGGCTGGCCATCGACACCGGCTACGAGGCCCCGGCGGTCTATTCGTGGTCGCGGGCGCAGGGGTTTGGGCAAGTGTCGCCGGTGAAGGGTGTCGAGGGGTTCAATCGCTCGAGCCCGGTGTCGGGCCCGACCTTCGTCGACGCGACCGAGGGCGGCAAACGCCTGCGCCGCGGCGCGCGTCTCTGGACCGTGGCGGTCTCGACCTTCAAGGCCGAGACCTACCGCTTCCTGCGGCTGGAGAGGCCAACTGCCGAGGAACGCGCCGAGGGCGCGACCTTCCCGCCCGGCACGATCCACCTGCCGACATGGGTGGAAAGCGAATGGCTGAAGCAGGTCGTGGCCGAACAGCTGGTGACGGTCCGCACGAAGCGCGGCTTCGCCCGGCTGGAATGGCAGAAGCTGCGCGAACGCAACGAGGCGCTGGACTGCCGGGTCTATGCCCGCGCCGCCGCCTGGATCGCGGGCGCAGACCGCTGGCCCGACGAGAAATGGCGCGACCTCGAGGATCAACTCGGGGCGGCGCCAACGGAAATCGATGGAGCGGGGCGGGTCAACCGACCGCAATCCGCATCCCAAGGCAAACGGCAGTCGGACTGGCTTGGCCGACGCGGAGGATGGTTCTGACATGGTGAGGACCGGTCCGCGCAGCGGACGCGAGGCTCCAGTGGAGCGTCGCGAGGGAACGAACGCACTGAGCGGGAGCGAAGGGCATGAACTGGACGGAAACCGAGCTCTCGGCGCTGCGCCGGGCCTATGCCAGCGGCACGACGCGGGTCAGCTATGACGGCAAGTCGGTGGACTACGGCTCGGCTGAGGATCTGCTGGCCCGCATCCGGACCATCGAGCGCGCAATCGCGGGCGTCAGCCGACCGCTGCCCGTGGCCGGGCTCGCGGGCTTCTCGCGCGGGGACCGGTGATGTCGGCCAACTGGTTCGATAGAGCCATTGCCTCCGTCGCCCCTCGGGCTGCCGCCCGTCGCGTGCTGGCACGGCAGGCCTTCGAGACCCTGACGCGCGGCTATGACGGCGCTTCCAAGGGGCGACGGACGGACGGCTGGCGCGCGCCGGGCTCCTCGGCCGACACCGAGATCGGCGTCGCGGGGGCGCTCTTGCGCGACCGGATGCGGGATCTGGTCCGCAACAACCCGCACGCAGCCAAGGCCGTGGCGGTGCTGGTCAACAACATCATCGGCGCGGGGATCATGCCGCGCGCCGCCAGCGGCGACGACACTTTGGATCGCAAGGTCGATGCGCTCTTCGAACGCTGGACGGCGGAGTGCGATGCCGATGGTCAGCTCGACTTCTACGGCCTGCAAACGCTGATCTGCCGCGAGATGGTCGAGGCGGGCGAAGTCTTGGTGCGCCGCCGTCTGCGGCGAGCGAGCGACGGCCTTCCGGTGCCGCTGCAATTGCAGGTGCTGGAAGCCGACTTCCTCGACGCCACGAAATCCGGTGCCATCGGTGACGGTCGCCTCGTGCAGGGGATCGAGTTCGACCCGCTCGGCAAGCGCCGGGCCTATTGGCTGCACGCGGAGCACCCCGGCGATGCATGGGGCGCGCTGCAGGGCGGGCTCGGGTCTCGCCCGGTCCCCGCGACCGAGATCGCGCACATCTACGAGAAACAGCGCACGCAGGCGCGCGGCGTTCCTTGGGGCGCCCCGGTGATCCGCAGCTTACGCGACCTCGACGATTACGAGGTGGCGGAACTGGTCCGCAAGAAGACCGAGGCCTGCGTCACCGCCATCGTCTTCGGCGACGACGAGGCGCAACAGGGCATCGCGCCCTCCGTGGTCGACGCCGATGGCAACCGGGTCGAGCAGTTCGAGCCGGGGCTGATCGCCTATGCCCGTGGCGGCAAGGATATCCGCTTCAACCAGCCCGCCGCCACCGGGGGCTATGGCGAATACAAGCGTGCGAGCCTGCACACGATCTCGGCCGGGTTCCGCGTGCCCTATGAACTGCTGACCGGGGATTTGTCCCAGGTCAACTATTCCTCGATCCGGGCGGGGCTGGTCGAGTTCCGCCGGATGATCGATGCGGTGCAATGGCAGCTCTTCATCCCGATGCTCTGCGCGCCCGTCTGGCGCTGGTTCACCGAGGCCGCATGGGCGGCGGGGCAGATCCCGACGCCGGACGTACCAGTGGAATGGTCGCCGCCGAAGTTCGATGCGGTCGATCCCTACAAGGATGCGATGGCCGACCTGCTGGCGATCCGGACCGGCACCATGACGCTGGCACAGGCCATTGCCCGGCAGGGCCACAACCCGGACGCAGTCCTCGCGGAAATCGCCGCGACCAACGCCAAGCTCGATGGACTCGGCCTCGTGCTCGACAGCGATCCGCGCCGCGTCACGAAAACCGGCAGCGCGCAGGCGGGCGATCCGGCCAGTGACCAGGCCGCCCACACATCCGAACCAGAGAAGGAATAGGGCCATGCCCGACACGATCATGGCGGCCCCGGTCGCCCTGCCGATGCAGCTGCGGCGCGCGCCCATCCTGCCTGCGACCGTCAACACCGAGGCGCGCTCCGTCGACGTCGTCTTCACCACAGGTGCGGCCGTTCGGCGGCGGCGCTGGACCGGCTGGGACACCTCCGTCCCCTTCGACGAGGTCCTCGAGGTCAGCGACAGGGCGGTGGACCTGACGCGCCTCAACGCCGGGGCCCCGGCGCTCGACAGCCATTCGGTCTGGTCCTCGCATTCGCAGGTGGGCGTGGTCGAACGCGCCTGGATCGATGGCAAGGAGGGCAAGGCCACGATCCGTTTCCCGCGCGAGGGGCTGGACCAGGCCGCCGACCGGATGTTCGGCCTGATCAGCGACGGCATCATCCGCAACGTCTCGGTCGGCTATTCCATCGAGCGGGCGAAGGTGGTGGAGCCCGCCGCGAAGGGTGAGGTCGAGCAGCGCATCGTCGAACGCTGGACGCCGCTCGAGGTCAGCTTCGTGACCGTTCCCGCTGATCCCCGCGCGCAGGTCCGCGCGGCCGATCAGGCCAGCTATCCCGTCGAGATCGTCGACACCCGCATGCAAAAGGAGGCATCCATGCCTGAGAGCACGACCACCGTCGCCGGGGATGTCCCCGCCAGCACCGAGACCCGCCAGCAGCCCGTCGCGGCCCCGGCACACCTCGAACCGACGACCGCGCGCATGCCGGAACCGGCACCTGCGCCCGAAAGCGAGGCCATCGCCACCCGCGCCCGCGAGGCCGAGCGCGACCGCGTCTCCACGATCTACGATC